GGACTCGATGCATGATATAATCACTCGTGGGAACTACGAAAAGTTCTAAATGCGTGATATTATAAATATTGTGTAAATGATAAGAAATTACTCTTTAATGAGAAGGAGAAAACAAAATGCCTTTCCAAGTTAGTCCAGGAGTGAATGTAAGTGAAATCGATCTTACTACGGTTGTTCCTGCAGTAAGCACCACTGAAGGTGCAATTGCAGCACAATTCGAGAAAGGACCAGTCAATCAGCGTGTCTTAATCGACAGCGAAGATCGTCTGGTTAGTGTTTTTGGCAAACCTACTGCCACTAATGCTTCCGATTGGTTCACTGCAGCAAACTTCCTTGCTTATGGTAATGCTCTGTATGTAGTGCGTGTCGCTCCATCAGATGCACTGAATGCTGCGACCACAACTGCAGCACTTGTAAAGAATGAAGAAGATTATCTAGAAAATTATTCAAGAACAGATAATACATGGATTGCTAAAACTGCTGGTGATCAAGGTAACTCACTGAAAGTGTCGGTCTGCCCAAGTGCTAACGCATGGCAGGAAACCACATCACTAGGTTACACAATCACTAGAAATACTAACACTCTGACAATTAACGGTGCTGCAAACACAACCGTCTGGACAACTCTGAATAAGGGTGACATTCTGTTGATTGGTTCCGATAAAACACAGGGTAAGGTTAAGGCAATTTCTCAAGGTGCTAACAGTTCAACCACTACGGTTACTCTTGAATCCACTTATCGTGGTTCGACAGTTTCTGCTAACACTGGTTCACTGGTGCGTCGATGGGAATACTTCAATCTGTTCGATACTGCCCCAACTACTACTGCATACACTGAAGCACTTGATGGTTCAGGCGATGCTATCCACGTGGTCGTTGTGGACGAAGACGGTGACATTACTGGCACTAAGAACAATGTTCTTGAAGCATATGAAAATGTCTCGGTTGCTTCCGATGCTAAGACCGATCAGGGTGCAGTAAACTACTATAAAGAAGTTATTAACCAAGCATCAGCATATGTCTACTGGGGTGGTGCTCATGCAGCAGGACTGACAAACGCAGGCACTGCAGCAAAGAATACAACCTTTAACTCCTCAAGTGACATTATCTCTGCTTCACTGACCTCTGGTCAGGACGGTAGTGCGATTGACTCTGATGACAAAATCATCGGTTATGACTTGTTTAAGTCTGCTGAAGATGTTGACATCTCGCTTATCCTTGGTGGTAGTGCTGACCAAACTTTGGCAACGCACCTTATCACTAATATTGCTGAAAGTCGTAAGGACTGTGTCGTATGTATCTCTCCTGAGAGAGCAGATGTTGTTAACAACAACTCATACGAAGGTGCTGCAAGAGACGATGTAATTGCATATCGTGACTTGCTACCAAGTTCTTCTTATGCGGTTATGGATTCAGCGTGGAAGTATCAATACGATAAGTATAACGATTTGTATCGTTATGTTCCACTGAATGGTGACACTGCTGGTTTGATGGTTCAAACTGATTTGACCAGAGATCCATGGTATTCACCTGCTGGTTACAATCGTGGTAATGTTAAGAATGTTATCAAACTTTCTTACAACCCAAGCAAAGGCGATAGAGACCAACTCTACAAGAAGGGTATCAACCCAGTTGTAACCTTTCCTGGACAGGGGACGGTATTGTTCGGTGATAAAACGATGCTTGCTCAACCAAGTGCGTTTGATCGAATCAATGTTCGTAGACTGTTTATCGTTCTTGAGAAAGCGATTGCGACTGCTGCTAAGTTCACTCTCTTTGAGTTTAACGATGAGTTTACTCGCTCGCAATTTAAGAATCTGGTTGAACCATTCCTGAGGGATGTTCAAGGTCGGAGAGGTATCACGGACTTTGTTGTTGTCTGTGATGGAACCAACAACACTGGCGAAGTAATTGATCGAAACGAGTTCATTGGTGATATCTACATCAAACCTGCTCGCTCTATCAACTTTATCCAGTTGAATTTCGTTGCGGTTCGAACTGGCGTTGAGTTCTCTGAAGTAATCGGTAATTTCGGTTAATAAATAGGATTAATGAAATAGGAGAGAACAAATGGCGTTTAATGTAAATGAATTTGCTGGTGCTTTGAAGCAGGGTGGTGCAAGACCCTCCCTCTTCCAAGTCCAAATCACGAACCCAATCAATGGTGTCGCTGATGCGCAGGTTCCATTCCTCTGTAAAGCAGCACAGATTCCTGAATCTACCATCTCTGCGATTGAAATGCCATATTTCGGTCGCACAGTAAAGGTAGCAGGGACTAGAACTTTCGCAGAATGGTCACCTACGATTATCAACGACGAGGACTTTGCTATCCGTAATGCTATGGAGCAATGGTCGAATGCAATCAACTCTATGCAGGGAAATATCTCTGATGTTGCTTCTTCACCATCTCTATATAAGGCGAATGCGCAGGTAACACAATACGGTAAAGATGGAAGCATCCTAAGAGTCTACGACTTTATTGGAATCTTCCCAACTTCTATCGGTGCTATTGACCTCGGATGGGATCAAGGCGATGCAGTTGAAGAATACTCTGTTACATTCCAGTATGACTACTGGCGTGTTTCTGGAGGCACAACTGGCAACGCTGGTGGTATCTAATATACCATCCTAAATTGAATGGGAGGCATTTATTGCCTCCCCCAAATAATACATTATTGAGGATATGAAATGGCAATAGAACTCTTTGGATTCCAGATAGGTAGAAAGGAAGAACAGAAACCTTCTGTTCAGTCTTTCGCACCACCACCAAACGATGATGGATCGCTGTCTGTCAACGAGGGTGGCGTATTTGGAACAACAGTTGATTTAGACGGAACAGCGAAAAACGAAGCAGCACTCATCACACGGTATCGTGAGATGTCGTATCAACCTGAGTGTGAGAAGGCAATTGATGATGTTATCAACGAAGCAATCGTTGGTGATGAAGAAGATATGCCTGTGTCAATTATCCTCGATAACATTGAAGGACTAGACGACCAAATTAAAGATATTGTGCGTAGAGAGTTTGACGACCTTTTGGTTCAATTAAACTTTCATAACCGTGCATATGATATATTCCGTAATTGGTATGTTGACGGTCGCTTATACTATCACTTGATGATCGATAGACAGAATCCCAG